TAAAGAGCCGGACAGCACACTGACAGCGGCAGAATGAGCAGAGGCGGTGAGCAGTTGTATAAGCCGTGGGAGCAGGACGTTATTGATCTGCGCGATGAAGGGGTGAGCTGGTACCAGACGGCCAAGCAGATCCGGCAGCGCTATGGCAGTATGATGCGGGATCTGGATGAGATGCAGCTGGTGCGCCGGTGCCGCAGCGTGCTGTACAAACGTGCCAGACGGGAAGGGAATAATTCGGCCGGGGCGCCGAGGGCGCCTGTGGATTCTTCGAGGGTATCCAAGAAATACAACAAAGACGGTACGGTTGAAAGCATTTGCCTGATCGAGCTATGGGACGGGGAAGACCTGACACCGGAAAAGATCCTGGCGTTTCACAAGATGGACCCCGAGGCCTGGACCGTTATCAGTTACTCCAACAACATCTGGAACGCTATGGCCGGGAAAGACCAGGGCAACGGGCGCAAACAGATGTATCAGTCCAAGCTGGTGGCGCGGCCCAAAGCGGATGGCATCAGCCTAGCGAAAATTGACGAACATTTTAAGGCGATGGACCGGGAATATACGCCTCCAGTTATCAGTGCCCCGCGCCCCTCAGGCGGAAGAATGGCGGAGGTGAATATCGCGGATCTGCATCTGGGTCGTTTGTCCTGGCACGGGGACACCGGTTATAACTATGACTATAAGATAGCCCGGGAGATGTTCGCGCAGATCATTTCTGAAACGTACCATGAGCTGAAGGCGGTGCCTTTGGAGTATATTACGTTTGTCTGGGCCAATGACTTCTTCAACTCTGACACGGTTTTGAAAACAACAACAAACGGTACGCCGCAGGATACTGATATTCGATGGCAGAAGCTGTTCAACGCTGGTGTCGAGATGCTGGTGGATGCCATTACCGTACTGGCTGAGCTGGCGCCGGTTAAAACTTTTTACACCGCATCCAATCACGATGAGATCACCGCGTATCACGCCATCAAATATCTGGAAGCATGGTTTCGCCATGATCCTCGGATGGAGGTCAATACGGATGCGCGGCCCAGGAAGTATCAGCTGTATGGTAACGTGCTGCTTGGCTATACCCATGGCGATAAAGAGCGGCCAGCGCGCCTGGCAGCCATGATGCCAAACGAGGCCCGGACCTTGTGGGGCGACTCGGTGACCCGTGAAATGCACGCTGCGCATTTGCACAGTGAACATGCTATCGAGGAAGTCAACGGCGTTATTGTACGGCGGATATCATCGCCGACGGCGCCGGACACCTGGAGCGATAAAGCTGGCTTTGTGGCTGCTGTCCGGAAAGCACAGACGTTTATTTATGACCGTGAGAGAGGTTTGATGAAGACTCTCAACATTCCCGTGATGGCGGCGCACGCGGATAATAAGAATTTGATGGGGGAGTGAACCAGTTACCTCTTTATTTTGATACGAATTACCAAAGCTTATCAGGCTTGCGTCGTTTATGCCCAGGCAATATTGAATTCAAGAATAGATTCACTTTGAGAAAAGGTACTGTGGCACCCCCTGGGGGATACGCGGGTTAGCCTGCGACCCCGACATTCGCATAGTTAGAGAGGGCGAAAACGGCAAGGTTTACTTGAAAAGCGAACGTTTTGAGGGAACTGTGAAGAAAATAGCGCTTAAAGGGGCGTAATAACGAACGATAAGAAGTATAGGGTGTTAATTGTTCGTATTATGCGAGCAACCAGCACATAGAAACCTCAATCATCAACCAGTACTAAGCACAAAGCACAAAGCACCAAGCACCAAGCACCAAGCACGACCACTTGCAGAAACCTGCCGTCGCCAGGCGTACAGGGTCCAGGCTTTTGCTTGACGATAACCGCATGAAGGCAGGCAGAAAACCCGGCGAGCATAGAGACCTCGAGGAAGGCAGCGCGTCAAACAAGGCAGGCGGGGCCGGCGCGCATTAGCTGGAATACGGCAGCGGCTCTGGCAGATCCACAGCGGAGCGTTGGCAGATCCACAGCGGAGCGTTGGCAGAAGCGGGGCAGGTCCAATCAATATACAGTGATGCAAGGGGGCGCTTGACGCGCAGGCAGAAAGGCGGGAGGGACGTGGCGGAGAAACAGGTGGCAGTCGTTGAAGATGGAACCGTGTTTGTGCTGCAGGCCGGGATGCCCCTCTACGTCAAGACCGCGGATGTCTGCGCGATGACGGGCAAGACGAACCAGTGGATCGGGGAATTGACCAAGCAGGGCGTCCTGAACAAAGAGCAGACCGCACAGGGCAGCCTGTATGAGCTGCGCCGGAACGTGCGGGCCTACTGCCAGATGCTGGAGGCGCGCGTCAAGGAGACGGACGAGGAGACGGAGCGGCTGGATGCGGACAAGGCGAAGGCTGAGACGCAGATCAAGCAGGCCCGGGCGATCGTTGCCGTCATGGAAGCCAACGAACTCAAGGGTAAGATGCACCGCAGCGAGGATGTGCAGGCCATCACCGAAGACCTGGTGTATACCATCCGCTCCCTGCTGATCGCCCTGCCGGGCCGGCTGGCGGTGGATGTGGCGGAGGCGGAAGACGCGGCGGAAACGGCGACCATCATCCGCAACGAAGTGCATAAGCTCATGGATGAGCTGGCCAACTACCGTTATGACCCCAGGCGCTATGAGGAGCGCGTGCGGGAGCGCAAGAGCTGGGAAGCCCTGGAAACCGATGACGATGAAGAAGGATGAAACAGCCGGGCTGAGCGGGAACGCGGGAGCCGGGAAGCCCAGGAAGGTGACGAAGAAGCGTGATTTCGCCAAGGGCGGCGGCAGCGGCGGGCCCGGCAAGCTGGGCGCGCTGATCAGCCGCTGCGCGGCGGGGTTCCGGCCGCCGGAAGACCTGACGGTGAGCCAGTGGGCGGATAAGAAGCGCAAGCTGTCAACGGAGGCCAGCGCCGAGCCGGGCCCCTGGCGCACTTCCAGGACGCCTTACCTGCGGGATGTGATGGACAGCTTTAACGACCCCAGGGTGAACCGCATCGTGCTGGTGGCCGCCAGCCAGGTGGGAAAGTCCGAGATGGAGCTGAACATCATCGGCTACATCATCGACCAGGACCCGGGCAGCATCCTGTATATCCACCCGACCAATGTGGACGCGAGGGACTTCTCCAAGCTGCGCGTCGCCCCCATGGTGCGGGACTGCCCGGCGCTCAATGCCAGGGTGTCCGACCCCAAGAGCCGGGACAGCGGGAACACCATCCTGCAAAAGGCCTATCCGGGCGGGATCCTGACCCTGTGCGGGTCCACGGAGGCGCACGCTCTGGCCTCCAAGCCTATCCGTTACATCATCGGCGACGAGCGGGACCGCTGGGCGACCAGCGCCGGCACGGAGGGCGACCCCTGGGCGCTGGCCCGCGCCAGGCAGATCACCTTCTACAACCGCAAGGCCATCGAGGTGTCGACGCCCACCATTAAGAACGCTTCGGCCATCGAGGCCAGCTATGCTGAGGGCACCATGGAGCGTTGGTGCGTTTCCTGCCCGCACTGCGGCGAGTACAACGACATCAAGTTCGCGGACCTCCGCTTTGACAAGGAAGAGCGGCAGGCGCGGGGGTATCGCAGCTATACGGCCAGCAACCTCCGCTATGTCTGCCCCCACTGCGGCGCGCTGTCCGACGAGAAAACCATGAAAGGCCGCGCGCGGACGGACGCCAGGTGGATCGCGGAGAACCCGGACGCCGCCAGGAACGGCGTGCGGTCCTTCTGGCTCAACGCCTTTGTCTCTCCCTGGGAGAGCTGGACCACCATTGTGGAGGCGTACCTGAACGCGCTGGGCTCGGCCAGGAAGCTGCAGGTGGTCTTTAACACGCGCTTCGGCGAGCTGTGGGAGGACCGCGGCGACCTGGAGGATGAGGACACCTACATGGGGAGGCGGGAGGAGTACCCGGCCGAGCTGCCCGACGGCGTGATCGTGCTAACCTGCGGTGTGGACACCCAGGACGACCGGCTGCAGTACGAGGTGGTGGGTCACGGGCACTTCGGCGAGACCTGGGGCATCCGGACCGGGGTGCTCATGGGGAGGCCGGACCAGGCCGACGTATGGACGCGGCTTGATGAGGTGATCGGACATGTGTACCGCTTCAAGGAAGGGCACGGGCTGAAGATATCAACCACCTTCGTCGACGAAGGCGGCCACTTCACCGGGGAGGTGCGCATGGCCTGCGCGGCCCGCTTCGAGCAGAAGGGGTTTGCCATCAAGGGCAG